TTTTGGCTTGCTTGGGAGTGCTTACGTAGAGCTAATATCACAGTGCCTATCTTCGGCACAGAGTTTATAGACACTCTAGACACTGTTGAGGTATTAGAAGACGAAAAAAAATAGTTCAGCGTGATTCCATGATTTACGCTATTGCAAGTCTTAGCGTAGAGACCGGAATTGCGCCGCAGTATTTTATAGATTTAGATCCAGAGATGCTTAGGGCGATAGTCCAGGTATTAGCTGATCGAGCTAAGGAGATCAAAAATGCCAGTAAACGTAACAGGCATTAAAGAGATGAAAAAAGCCTTAGGCGAAGTAGATAAAGATCTATTAAAAGACGTGCAAGCTGAAGTAAGAGCAGCCATGATTCCCATTAGAGACAAGGCTAGAGGCTACGCTCCGGCAGATTCTGACGTGTTATCTGGCTGGACTAAAGCTGCTGGCATTGTCGGACCTATGAAGTATCGTACTTTTCCTAAATATAACCATGAGCAAGTAGTCCAAGGTATTAAATACAGTGCCGGTAGAAATAAACGTAATCAAAAAGGCTGGGCTGCATCTAACTACGTATCTAACATAAGCGCACCTGGTGCTATTTATGAGACTGCTGGCCGTAAATCAGGTCCAGGTGGCGCACCTTGGATTGGCAGAGATGTCAGCGAGACAGATAAGAACATATCCCATTCTAATAACCCTAGAGCAGGCGCACAGTTTATTGCAGCTGCTGGTCCATTAGTTAATGCTAGACCACAGGGCATGGTTGGTAACAATAAAGGTTATAAGCAAAAAGGAAGATTGATATACAGAGCAGCTGCCGAAGAGCAAGGTAAAGCCATGTCTCATATATTAAAAGCATTAGACAATACAGCTGCTAAGTTTGTTAAGCGCACCGAGATTAGAAAGGCAGTAAATGGCTAATTTAATTTTCTCGATCCTATCTGAGTACAACGGCAAGGGCCTTGCTAAAGGTAAGAAGGATGTAGTTACATTTGAAAAGAGCCTTAAAAGTCTAGGCAAAACTTTAGGCGTTACCCTGGGTGCTGCTGCATTAGTTAATTTTGGAAAGAAGGCTGTAGCCGCTTTCGCTGCTGACGAGAAGGCTGCTAAATCATTAGAGATTCAATTAAAAAATACTGGCTATCAATTCTCAGCACCAGACGTTGAATACTACATAGCCAACCTTCAAAAGATGACTGGCGTATTAGACGATCATTTAAGACCAGCATTCCAAACTTTATTGACTGCTAACGGCTCATTGATTCAAAGCCAAAAAGCATTGCAGGTTGCTTTAGACACAAGTGCGGCAACAGGCATGAGCCTAGAAGAAGTGAGCAGTGCTTTAGCTGCTGGCTATAGAGGACAAACTAAGTCTCTAAAAAGTTTAGGAGTTACCTTATCTAAGTCTGCATTAGCAGCAGGTAACATGTCAGTTGCTTTAGAAGAAATTGGTAGGGCTTATTCAGGACAAGCTGCTGCAAGACTTGATACCTATGCAGGCAAGATGGACAAATTGAAGGTAGTTACAGCTGATGCTACTGAGATTATTGGTAAAGGTTTAGTAGATGCCTTAACAACCTTAGGCAAAGATAAATCATTAGATAAGTTTGCAACAGAATTAAACAGTACTGCCACAGCCATATCTTACTTAGTAGGTGGCGTTGCAAGACTAATTGTTGAAATCAATAAACTAGGTAATATTAAAATAGGTAGCGGTGGTCTATTAGACGTACTTCTTAGAAACCTACCAGTTATCAGTGCATATTATAATGCTGGTAAGAATGCAAGTGCATTAGCCAATGCTCCTACATCTAACTTTACCTATAGCCTTGGATCAGGTGCAGCCACAGAGATTGCACGCATACAAGAATTAAAAATACGTAAGCAATTAAATGCTCAATTAGCAAAAGAAGTAGAATTAAAGAAATTAAGAGATAAATACGACATAGAGCGTATTGGCCTCATGGCTGCTCTCAACCAGGCTACCGATGAAGAGACAAAATTACGCCTAGCAGAGAAGTTGGCCATATTAGATGGTGATGCTTCTCAGGTAGATGATTATCTAGCCCTATCTGAATCTATGAATGATTTAATTGATAGCACCAATACAGTTACTAATGCCTTTAATGGTGCAGCAGCAGCTATATTAACTGCTGGTCAGAAGGTGGCATACGGCCTTGGCGTTAGCCCATCACAAATAGGCACAGGCGGAGCAATTATTGCTACAAGTCCAGGCAGTGTTGGACCTACTTTAAGTAATGCCGGTGGCATTGCTGGTGTTGCCATTAACCAGGGCATGCTAGGTAAGAGCCAAGAAGCCATAGATTTAAGCATATCTTTAGGATTTACAAACACTTCAAACATAACAGATGCTTTAACTAGAGCTGTAGCAGAATCCTTAATCATTAACAATAAGAACGGATTACCAACCGCGCCTGCTGGATTCTTATAATGCCTATACCAGTAATCAATGCGGTAATTAATTTCAGCACCGGGCCTAGTTTTGCACAAACTCTAATACTTGATTCTGGCAATTTAGATGTAAATGTATTAGGAGATGCCACAGCTGTAATTGTGGATGTATCTGACCTAGTTAATTTAATCCAGACTAACAGAGGCCGTAACGCGGTAGCAGATGAGTTTCAGACTGGTCAATTAACACTGCGCATAGTAGATCAAAATGGCGACTTTAATCCGCAGAATCCAGCCAGTCCTTATTATGAGCTATTAACTCCTATGAAAAAGGTGCAGATAACTGCAACCTACTCAGGAGTAACATATCCAATCTTCTCGGGATTTATTACGTCTTATGTAAATACTCAGCCTAAAGATGCAACAGAGGTTGCTTACACCACTATACAGGCCGTAGATGCCTACAGATTGGCACAGAATGCCCAGATCTCTACAGTTACTGGTGCTACAGCTGGTGATCTGTCAGGCACAAGAATTAACCAAATATTAGATCAAATCTCATGGCCATCATCAATGCGCGATGTAGATGCAGGCTTAACTACAATGCAGGCAGATCCTGGCACTAATAGGACTTCTTTAGCTGCATTACAAACAGTTGCCAATAGTGAGTATGGAGCAATTTACGTTGATGCATCTGGAGCATTTGTTTTCCAAGACAGATCAGTAACTGCTTCATCAATAGGTGGCACACCAACAGTCTTTGCAGATGATGGTACAGGCATTCAATATGCCAATGCAGTATGGAAGTTAGACGATACCCTGGTATTCAATTCAGCTACTGTTACTAGAACTGGCGGCACTGCTCAAGTAGCAACCAATGCAGCTTCTATTACTAAATACTTTGTCCATTCTTACTTCTTAAATAACCTATTGATGCAGACCGATGCTGTGGCCTTGGACTATGCCCAGGCTTATGTGGCTTCTAGGGCTGAGACCAGCATCCGATGTGATGCCGTTGAATTAGACCTATACACCCCGGACTACAACACCGGCATAATTGCAGCCCTAAACCTAGACTTCTTTGATCCAATCACAGTTATAACTACTCAGCCAGGTGGATCTACCTTAAATAAGACCTTACAGATTTTCGGTGTGGGCTTCAATATCACCCCGAATAGTTGGAGAACAGTCTTTACAACATTAGAGCCGGTAATTGACGGCCTGATTTTGAACAACAACATCTACGGCACGTTAGACTATAATGTGCTTAGTTACTAAGGAGAAAAATGGCTAAACAAACTTTCACGACTGGGCAGGTACTAACAGCTGCTCAGATGACTTCATTACAACAAACCGCGATGGGTGGTGGATCTGCGACAACTAAAACTGCATCTTACGTCTTAGTGGCTGCTGATGCTGGTACTACAGTAACAATGACTTCTGCAAGTGCTACAACAATTACAGTTAATACTGCATTATTTGCGGCAGGTGATACAGTCTATATTCAAAATCTAGGTGCAGGTGTTAGCACGATTACAGCTGGTACAGCTACAGTAAATACATCAGCATCTTTAGCCTTGGCACAATATGAAGGTGGACAATTATATTTTAATAGCACATCTGCTGCTATTTTTATCAAAGGCGCAGGTGCTGCTGCTGCAAGTGGTGGTATGACTTTACTTTCAACAACTACATTGTCAGGTGCAACAACTACAATCTCCAGCATAGACCAAACTTATACTAATTTATTTGCAATTATTACTTCAATGACAAATAATACGGCTGACGGTGCTTTTAGGGTTGGCATAAATGGCGCAACAAATAGCCACGATGGAGTAGTTTCAAGATTTGAACAAGGTGGTTCAGCAACTCTTTCAGGTTTTGCAAATAATTATATTATTACTCCTTCTAATTTAGCAAGAGCAAACTCAACTAATACTTTTGTGCTTTTGCTACCTGGTTATTCAAACACAGCCAATGCAGTATGGAAAACTTTTAATATGTTTGGCAGATATACAAGTTCAACAGCATCAACACCAATTTCTATTTCAGGTATGTATGGAGATACTTCAGCAATTACATCACTTGCATTTTCTAATTCTGGTGGCAACCTTGCTGGCGGAACAGTCCTACTTTACGGAGTTAAATAATGAGTAATCCAATGATAAGAATACATGATCTAGCAACCAACGAGGTTATTGATAGAGAAATGACTGACGATGAAGTTAAAGAAGCAAATTATGTTTCACCAAAATTGGCTAAAGAACGCGCTGATGAAGCAAAAGCCTATGCAGCCAAAGAAGCGCAACGCCAAGTAATTCTTGATCGTCTTGGTTTAACAGCTGAGGAAGCTTCACTACTTCTTTCATAATGAAGCCTTGGTTATGTGCAGCAGGAGTAGAGCTTAGAGATGCCGTTACTACCTGGTATCCAGATAGGCGCACTACCAGTGATGGGTGGGTTGGTGATGCTCGTCATGCTGCCAGAAAATCGGATCATAATCCAGACCAGACCGGATGCGTGCGAGCCATTGATATTGATTCTCGCCTGGATACATCCGAAGGGCTCTCGGTATATCTGGCTGACCAGATCAGAATCTGTGCGAAAACCGATAAGCGCATATCTTACGTAATCCATAATGGCATGATCGCTAGCAAAATACTTAATTATAAATGGCGTAAGTATTCAGGCTTTAACAAACACACAAAGCACATCCACGTCAGCTTTAATCCATCCGGTGATAAGGATGGTAGAGAGTTTGATATACCACTACTAGGAGGCAAAATATGAAAATCAGTAAGAAGCAAAAAGCAATACTAAAATCCTACGCACGTGGGGTACTTGTATCCTTCTTAACATTCTTAGCAAGTAATCAATTAGGTTTAGATCCTGCTGTGTCTGTAATTGTTGCAGCATTAGCAGGTCCAGCAGCTAGGGCTCTAGATAAATCCGATAGTGCTTATGGCATCGGTGCAGATGAAGCATGACACCGGGCGAATGGGCTGGCTTTGGGGCTGGCGTTATCGCAGTGCTGTCAGGCGTGCTAGTCGGATTACGTTTTTTAGTTAGAGGCTGGCTTAACGAGTTACGCCCTAATGGTGGCTCTAGTATGAAGGATCAATTAACTAGGTTAGAGAAGCGTGTTGATGATCTATTTATTCTAATTAGTAAGTCATAATTTTAATATGGCTAACACACGTAAGCGAAAGAAGATCAATAGGCGCGTGGTGCGTAAATCACCCGATCCTTTATCTAAGTTAGAAGTGTTTTATATTGCCAAGCATGAGATGTTTAAGGCTGCACGTAAGGCTGGATTTAGTGAGCCTATTGCGCTAGCACTAATGGATAGTCCATCGTCTATGCCCGATTGGGTAGTAGGCGATAACGGCATTATCCCATCCATACCTACTCCAGAAGAGGATGAAGATTAAGGGGAAACGGTATCTCGTAATCTCAGATTTACAGATTCCTTTTCATCACGAGGCAGCTGTAAAAAATGTAATTAAGTTAGCGCGTAAGGAGAAGTTTGATTCTGTATTGGTGGTCGGGGATGAAATTGATTTTAATACAATTAGCAAGTGGGCCGAAGGAACACCTATGGCTTATAAGCAGACCATTCACCAAGATCGTGAACTCACTAAAGAGATTCTTTGGGATCTAAGTGAGTATTCTAAAGAATGCCACATTATCCGGAGTAATCATACGGACAGGCTTTACAATACCTTACTAAAAGTACCTGGCTTAATCAGCTTGCCAGAGTTGCAGTATCCTAAGTTTATGGGCTTTGCCGAGATGGGCATGACCTACCACAAAGAAGCATATGAGTTTGAACCGGGCTGGATGCTGGCACATGGCGATGAAGGCAACATGTCTCAGCATGCTGGTATTACTGCCCTTAACCTGGCTAAAAAGTGGGGTAAGTCAGTATTATGTGGCCACACCCACAGACTAGGCATGAGTGCCTATGCAGAGGGCGTAGGAAGCCATTACAGAGCCTTATATGGGGTAGAGGTAGGCAATCTAATGGATAGAAAAAAAGCCTCTTATTTACGCTATGGAAGCGCGAATTGGCAGATGGGTATTGCTATACTAGAAGCTGTTGGAAAGACACTAACACCCACGTTAGTGCCGATCAATAAGGATGGCTCATTTACCGCACTGGGCAGGTATTACGGGTAACATCGTTACCTAATCGTTATACGAAAACGCCCCAAAACTATCCACAAAGTCGTACACAGGTGCAACACTACAGCTGTGCCGCAAAGTATGCAGGCATAGTTAGGGCTATATGACAGCACAAGAAATACTGCTACATACACATGAGGTGATTCGCAAGAACACTCTCAGAGGTGAAACGATTGACAC